TGATTGACAGACCAATGAACCACGCTTTGTTGCTCCAACTTGCCGCAAGTGCGGTGATGGCATTGCACAAATGGGAACCCCGCGTGACGATTAGCCAATTTAAACCACAACTTACAGAAAACGGCATCACTTGCTCAATCGTGGGCAGAACAAGAAATCAAAACAATATCATCAATTATGATGATGTATGGCTAGGCGGTAAGAATGAGCGAATTAGTTGATTTATCAAAACTGGCCGCACCAAAAGTTTTAGAAGATTTAGATTTTGAAACCTTACTTGCGGAAAGAAAACAAGAATTCATCAAATTATTTGACGAATCAGAACGTGCATTCTGGCAGTCTCGCTTAAGCCTTGAAAGCGAACCCATTACAAAACTCTTACAAGAAGTTGTCTATTTGCAACTGCTTGAACGCACACGCATCAATCAAGCCGCACAGGCAACCATGCTTGCTTATGCAACAGGGAGCGATTTAGACGTGATCGCCGCCAACTACAACGTAAAACGCTTACTTATTCAAGCGGAAGATAACTCAACGACACCACCAAAGCCCGCAATCTACGAAAGCGATGCGGAACTTAGAATTAGAACACAACTAGCCTTTGAAGGAATGTCAGTCGCAGGGCCAAGAAACGCTTATGTGTTTCACGCCTTATCCGCTCACGCCGATGTGGCTGACGTGTCAGTTGTATCACCTGAACCCGCCAATGTTACCGTCACTATTTTAAGCCGAACTGGGCAAGGCGTAGCAAGTGAACAAGTGTTGAAAGCCGTCCGAGAAAAATTGAATGAAGAAACCATTCGACCAATCGGGGATCGTGTAACAGTGCAAAGTGCCACAATCCAAACATACGAAATCCGAGCAAAATTGCATTTATATCGTGGGCCTGAATATGAAGCAATAAAAGCTGAAGCAATGAAAAAACTCACTGCATACACCGCAGAAAAACGCAGATTAGGTCGAGATATTAGCTTATCGGGAATTTATGCTGCACTACACCTTGAAGGCGTTCAACGAGTGGAATTACTCGCACCAACAGCCGATATTGTTTTGCCTAGCTCAAAATCAGGCTATTGCACAAATATTAATATTGAGATTGTAGTAAGTGATGATTACTAGCCACCTATTGCCAACAGGCTCAACAAAACTGGAAAAACGAGCCGCAGAAATTTTAAAAAGCGCGGTTGAAAATCCAGTCATTATTGCTGATTTGATCAACCCTGACAGATGTCCATCGGAGCTTCTTTCCTACTTGGCATGGGCGTTTTCGGTGGATAAATGGGACGAGGATTGGAGCGAAGAAGTCAAACGCATCGCAATTAAACAATCTTTTTTTGTGCATAAATACAAAGGCACCATTGCCGCCGTGAAACGAGTGATCGAACCAATAGGCTATCTTGTTGAATTAAAAGAATGGTTCAACCAAGAACCACAAGCCAAAGCAGGCACATTTAGCATCACAGTTGAAGTGCCGGAAACAGGATTGAACGAGCAAACTTATAACGAATTAGTGCGATTAATCAATGATGTAAAACCTGTTTCACGCCATTTGTCACAGCTCTCCATCGCCATTTCACCAACTGGCACAATGAACACATTTTTTGGGCAACAAACAGGCGAAATCGTCAGCGTTTACCCTATTTAAGGATTTATATGACCGCACAATATTTCACAGTATTAACAGCCTATGGCACACAAGCTTTTGCCAAAGCCATCGCAACCAATCAACCAATTCAATTTTCAAGCTTTGCCGTGGGAGATGGTAACGGTCAAGCCGTTACCCCAACTGCTGACCGTACAGCGTTAGTGAAAGAGATATACCGAGCCAATGTCAGTGCCGTGTCACTCGATCCACGCAACAATAAGCAAATCATTATTGAATTGACCATTCCGGAAGATGTGGGCGGGTTTTATATCCGAGAAATGGGGGTTTTCGATAGCACAAACAAATTAGTGGCTTATGCCAATGCGCCTGAAAGCTTTAAACCAACACTAGAAAGCGGAAGCGGCAAAGTGCAAGTGTTGCGGATGATTTTTAAAGTCAGCAATTCTCAAGCCGTCACTTTAAGTATTGATAATTCCGTGATTTTTGTCACACGTCAGCAACTTAACCCGAAAAAAATCACATCATCAACCACAAATGGATTTGATGAAAGCGGGCATACACACGAAATCGAAAAAGCCGACACAACAAAAGCGGGGATTGTGCAACTCACCGATGACACAGGACTTGACAGCGACAAGTTAGGATTATCAGCAAGAGCCGGTAAAAAACTTGCACAGCTAATCAGCACAGTTCAACTCGCACTTGGCAATTACATCCAAAACAACAAAAAATCAAATTCAGTCACTAGCAACAGCAATGACACTGTAGCAACATCATCAGCAGTCAAAATAGCTTATGATAAAGGTACGGAAGCCAAAACGGCAGCGGATAAAGCAAACCTAAACGCCGATGGTAGAGTATCTAAATCAGGCGATACGATGACAGGCGATATGTCATTTAAGCAAGGTGATTACAGTGGTATTAATTTATATAACAATAATGGGTATTACTTGCGACTGGAAGGCAATAATCACGCTAACGGCTATATGCTTACTGCGGTATATCGTAAGCCAAACGGTGAAAACGTAGCAGTGGCAACTTTGCCAAAAAGAGATGGTACGATCGCTTATGTTAATGATGTCGTCGCAAAAAGTGGCGACAGCATGAAGGGCACACTCACATTTACCGGCGCAACTGAAAACTATTATATCGGAAATTA